AGAGCGAGAAGAACCCATGTAAACTTTCCAATTAGATTGTCTATATTGCTTACCTTTTTTATAATGCCAATATTGCTTGCATCCTATGTAAGCTTTACCTGTTTTCTTATTGGTGATGACATAAACAAAACCAAATTTATTTTCAATGTCTGGTTTACCTGTGTACTTCCAGTGCATTACCAGTCTACAATCTCATCTACATTAGGAGTCTTAGAAACCTGTGTAAGGTAGCGTGGGTTTGTTGCATAATCAAACACACGTAATCCTTTACCTTGATTAGCATCCATCCAACAGTCACGCTTATAGTCACAGTAGATGCAACCAATAGCCAACTTATAATTCCCAGACTTACCATCAGGAACAGGCTCATAGCACTTAGCTGGAGGAGTGTCTTGTTTAATAACATTTTTAATATATTTAACACGTTCTGCTGCATTGATCATTTCCATAGAATGTACTTTGGATAAGCATATCTCTCCTGATTGTTTATTGATAGCCAAGAAAGCAGCATCGTTCAGTCCATTAGCCTCTGTATAGGAAGACAGTTGAGCTATGTAACCAAAAGGATCATCTGAAGAGACATAGTTATTCTTAAACTTGTCGAAGCCTCTACCTGATGCAGACTTACAATCAATAAGAACACCATCAATAATAGCATCTTGATGTCCCTTGACTCCTTCAACTTCAACTTCTTTCTGCTCGTCTGTGACAGTATGCCCAGCCAGAGAAGACAAGGTAAGTAGAAGTTCTTCCAAGATATAACCATATAGAAACTTAATCTTATCCTTTCCTTCAAGCTCAATAGTTTCTTTAACAGTTGAGTTAGGAGATGCTGAGTACCACTGTTGACGTTCAGGTTTACCTATGGCAGATAACCTTAGAGAATCTCTTCGGCGTTCTTCCTCATAAATAAAAGCCTTGAGGTGTACCTTCAAGGAGTCTCCAAACTTATTGATAATAGTATCTACCTGAGAATCAGACATGTCAGGAACAGCCTCTTCAAACAAGGAATAAATATCTTCTACTAATGTATCTATATTTTTCATAAAAAATAGGGGGAACCCTAGTCACCCAGAGTTCCCCCTTCCCTAGTTAGGATGAAAGAGGAATAGTTTCTTCATTCATCGAGGAGAAACCATCGTCAACTACATCAAAAGCATCTGATGCAGAACCACCATAAGGAACAAGATCAAGAACTTGCACTGCCTCAAGAGAAGCAGAGCGTCCCTTACGTTTCTGATAAGTCCAATCATATGGACGATACAGAACATTTACGATAGACCCATTGCCTACCAAAGTATTTACAAGAGGACGCTTCTGTGCATCCATCACATCAGGAGCAGAGTTAGCCTGTCCTGTACGTTGATTCTTAACTTGACGTTTCAAGCTGATGAAATCACCACGCTCGTCATCTTTATTTTTAATACGCTCTTCCAAGCCATCTGAAATTAGATTAGCCACAGTCGATTCAGAAAGATTACATACATCAATCTTCCATTCTCCATCTTCATTGTACGTTGTGTTAGGGATAGTGACTGATGCCCAGTAAGCAGTTCCATTGATAACACCCATAGTATATTCTCCTTAAATTATAGCAGATATTTCTGCATGGTTTCAAAACGAATTATACATGATAAGTAACACAGGGTCAATAACTATTTTTGCAAAATTATATTTTCTTCTAAGTTAGCTAGATCACCCATACGAACTCTCGTAATTAAATCCCTCCTGCCTTGTCGTTGATAAACTTTATACTCTGCTAGGTAAGGTTTGGAAACCATCGTTTCTAAATCAACATTATCCTCACAGAATTTTACTAGATTTTCTCTGTTGATCATTAGAAAATCATCTGCTCTTTCAAATGCTATGTAGTCAGCTTCACCATACAGCCATCCCTTCCTACCAAGTACATTTTTAAATTCAATCCAGGTCCACTCATCATTAACTTTGACATCGCCTCTGGTCGTTTTCTTCCTAGCCTTGACATCTACACTATATTTAAAACGATCCTGTTCCAGAAAAAAATCTATATGTTTATGCCTGTCTTCTGATAGACTTGATTTTCGTACTATAAAGTTTTCTTTCTTAGCTACCTCCTCAAATAAACTTTCAGTCTTTAATCCTAGTTCCATATTTTCTTTATGTACTAGTGCGTTTCTAACCATGTGGTTCCTACTTTGTGTTCACTATCCAAAGGACAGTTTAGGTTTAAGGTTTTAGTAGTCTTAATCATAGAGTATTTAGTTATCTCTGTAAATCTTTTTACATCTTGATTAGATACTTCAAATTGATATTCGTCATGAATACTCCCTACTAGTTTAACATCAAGACCTGATGCATATACTTCAGCCATCATATGGACAAGCCATTGTTTACATACAACTGCTCCTGCTCCTTGGATCAAGGTGTTCAAAGCAGAGAAAGAGTTTCGTATGTGTAACAGCCTACCATCAAGTCCTTTGATTACACCACTCTCAGCAGCTTCAATAACTTGGTTACGCAAGTTTTTAAAGCGTGGCATGTTGTTGAGAAATCTATTTATAAGAACCTGTCCTTCTTTAGAAGACCCACCAACTATACTACCTATCTTAGCTGGACCTGCACCATAACATAATGCATATATAAATGTCTTTGCTTGCGACCTATCGTTTAATCCAGCCATCTTCATGTTAGCTGTATGTACATCACCATTAAGAACTTCTTCAATGAATGCTTTATCTTTCATGTAAGAAGCCAAGACACGTAGCTCCAAGCCTGAAGCATCTGTGCCTACTAACTTATGAGTATGGGGATTACTAACAGTCCAAAGCTCACGACACTCAGCACCATAGGGAGAGTAAGAGGCTGGCACTTGAGCCATATTAGGGCTGTTGTGTGCCATTCTTCCTGTGATTGTTTTGAGTGTCATTACTTTTCCATGAACTCTGCCTTCATCCCCACACTTTTCTATCCAAGATCGAATCTGGGCTATACGCTTTTGCAAGAGCAAATAACGACTGAACATTCTAGCCTCGTCCATGTCAATCTTGGAGAGAACATCATCGTTGACTATAATATTTCCCTTCTCTGTATATGTCTCAGGCTTCCATCCTTTCTCTTGTAAGACAGCAGCTATTTGCTGACGAGAACCTATATTAAAAGGAATATATTTTGTCTTAGTCTTTAACTCTACCTTAGTAGGTGGAACCATCTCTTGTGCTGTATCACTTAATTCATTAGCCTCATCCTCTAGACAACCCAAGAGTGATTGTCCTTTGCGAAGATTGAAAGCAAAGCCATTGCGTTCTTGCTGATCAATAATAGCACGTACCTTATACTCAAGATGTTTAGATTTAGAAGAAAAACTTTTACCCTCATCTTCTAAAACTTTATACAATCGTGAGGTAATATTAACATCTTGTTTACAATACTCTAACATCTCTGGAGAGTAGTACTCAAAACTATCTACATCTCCTTTAGGCATTCTTAGTTTATCGCCCCATGCTTTAAGCGAATGTCCTTCAGAACGAATAGGATTATAAAGTTGGGACATGATCAGAGTATCTTCTATCTGATTGAGTTGTATATTCATGCCTAGTAATTTGTTTAACCAATACCCATCAAAGTTAATACCATTGTGCATGATCAGCTTATCATATTTAGTTGACCAAGATACAAAGTCTTTGCATTTATCTTCTTCCCAGGTAAAAGTTTCTTGTGTGTCTATATCTTTAGCTACTATACAGTGTAACTTAGTAGCATCTAAACCATCTGTTTCGATATCTACCACACACTTCGACATTAGAAAGGCACCTCCTCATCTGTTGTAGTTTCTGCATCAAAAGGATTATCTATCTGACTCATCCTTCCTGTCTCTTTATCATAGTAAAGATATGAAGCAATGCCAACATCACCTGTATATCTGTTCTTCAAGATACGAAGGACAGTAGTGTTAGCCTCTACCTCATCAGTTGCTTGTTGATTTCTTTCCAAGCCAATACAACTGTCACTAAGATGTGCAATACTAGCACTTCCTCTAAGGTGTGACAAGGTAATTTCTTTACCATTCTCATGTCCAGTATCACCTGATGGTCTACGCAAGTGAGATACCAAGAGCAATCCACATCCTGTTTCTTCCACAAGACTACGAAGCTTGGTCATTAGAATATCAATTGACTTACGTTCATCACCAAATTGTTCTTGACCTGATACCAAGATAGACAAGTGATCAAGAATAATCCAACGACACTCAAGAGCCTTTGCCATGAATCTGACTCGATTAAGTATCTCATCGTTACCTATCGAACCAAAGTGATCAAAGGCAAAGAACCTTCCTGTACCTAGTGTATCTTTCTGAAACTTGAGTAGGTCTTTCTTATCAAACTGATCTCGTACTTCCTTGATGTACAGCCTAGCATTAGCCTCCACTGCCATGATGTTAAAGGCTGTAGACCTGATACTTTCTTCCATAGCCAAAACACCAATGTTATCCTTGGTACTTTTCAAGAGATGATGCATCAACTCTCTGATGATACTAGACTTACCCATGCCAGCACCACTGGTAAAGGTTACAAGCTCTCCTGTCCTCATGCCATAGGTCTTATCGTTCAGACCAGACCAAGGATAGAGACACGTTTCAAAGTGTGCTTCGTCATACAAAGAATCTTGTAAAGAATCTAGATTGATAATACCTGCTGGTGTAAATGGTTTAGCATTCCACCATTCTTCTGTAAACTTCTGACGCTTATTCATCTTGAGATATTCATTTGCATCTTTGTATTCAAGATGAATAATGCGACACTTGTTAGGCTCAAAGAGTTGAGCTACTTTCTCTGCCGCTTCCTTTCCAGGTTTATCAGAGTCGAAGCAGAGAACAACATTCTCAAAGCTGTTGAGATATTCAAACGCACTCTTGCAATCACGCAGAGCAGCTTGCGCTCCTGACTTGATAGATACTGTGGGCCACTTCGATCCCAGCAATTCATAAGCAGACATAGCATCTAGTTCACCTTCACACACAGTTACATACTTTCCTCTGGGTGTAAAGATATCTTGACCAAACAACCCTGCATTCTGAATGTTACCCTCAGACCAATACTTTTTACCTTCTACTTGCTTGACCTTGTTGCCTACATATTCTCCTTTTGAATCATAATACTGATAGATGTGATGAGTAATTGTATTACCGTTAGTCTTTACAAAGGTATTAAACTTCTTACACGTAGCCTTACTAATCTTACGATCATCAATTCCTTTTAGTTCTCCTACTGTAAAGCCTTCTTTCTTATTCTGCATAGGTACAACCACTTGTTCAGTTCCTTCTTTAAAGTGTGTATCACAAGAAAAGCAATGAGAGTATCCTTCTGAGTGGCTAACATTAGCATCGCTAGACCCACACTCAGGACACGCTCCTCGTTCTAACCATTTACCAGACATATTTAATTCCTAATAATAGACTTACCAAAATAATTTGTAAGTACTGTTCTAGTATGAGACTTTTGAGGTGCAGTAATATATGGATATATCCATACAACTTTACCATCTTCTTTAGCACAAAGCATTCCTCCTTTCTTTTTGTTAAATTTAAAATGAGCATCATAGTTTAATGCTTGTAATAAAATAACTTTATTTATTATGTCTTCAATCAAAGTCTTGCAAAGCCTGTTCATATAAAGTTTCAGCGAACTCAATCTTGTCGCTCATGATTTCTTTTGTTTCTTGTCTTGCTAACTTCTTAGCTTCTTTATTATCATAACCTTCTTGTTTATATTGTCTAGTCAGAGATCGAAAGACCTGTCGCTCTTCCTTATCCCATAAATTTTTAGTCATCTTCTTGATCCTCATTGTCATTGTTAGGTAAGTTAGGAAAGTAATCTTTAACAAATTGAATTATTTCTGCTTGTCTGTGTGGATCATATCCATTCTCTGCCATGAATGAAAACAAAATATAAACACAGTCTTCCCATTCTTCTTCAGAAACCTCACAGTAGATTACCTGATCTCTTTCTTCTATCGTTGCCTTGATAGAAACAAAATCAAACACTTTGCAAAAACTATCTTCAGTCATTTCAAATCTAACTCTATTTGATTTTTATCTGGTTCATCTTCACTCCAACTACTATCAGCAAGATGTTTTATCCTTTGATGGGCTTTCTGTAATTGTTCTTGTAACTCTCTTATATTTTTTTGTAATATATTATTTTCTCTTAATAGATCATCTTCATAACCCATATCATATACTCCAGTATATAGTAAGTCTTTAACTCTACCCATAATAACCTCTCTTTAAACGAATATTATCATAGATTTTCAGGTTAGTCAACATAGAAAATATGTGTTCCTATTTGTTGTAGTCTTTCCATGTTGTTAGTCCAAGAAGGAGATACATAACTAGCATGATAATGCGTAGCTCCCAAGGTAGACATAAGAGTAACACCATCTAAAGCTAAAGCAGATACTTGATAAGCTGTATCTAAAGCTTCTTTCTCAATAGATGACCATTCTTTTTTACCATCACAGTAGTAACTGAATGCACATTTATTTCTTACTATGTTTCCTTTCCAATACTTACCAGCATGTACAACTTTACATATTGTATTAGGAAACTTTGAAAGATTAGCACGTTCAATTATTACATTGGCTACCGCTAACTGACCTGTAAAAGATTCAGATCGAGCTTCATGATAGACTGCCTCTACTAAACATTTTAATTCTTTATCTTCTTCAGCATAAGCTACAGAAGAAAAGAAAATTATACCTAATATTATAATGAATCTTATGAACGCCATGCTCCTATCTCCAGTCCTATTCTTTCTCTTTGTAAGGATTGTAAGTCATTGATTATGTTGTTTAAATCAGAAACACTTTTCTTTCTCATGTCTTCAATAAAATTTTTCTTTCCTTTTACATCACAGTTTTCATTTACTATACTTAATGTATTAGATACATCTTGTAAGGAGTGTATTAAATTAGTAAGGTTCATACTAACCTCCTATATAAAACCTATTAGGTATTCAATTAACATAGCCAATAAATCTACCATAAGAATTTCCTTAATGTAGTCGCCATACTTGGATATTATTTTCTTCCTGATCTTCAGGATCAATATTCCATAGTAACTCTAGTAACTCACATGCATCTTCCCTTGAAGAAAATACTTCTACTTTATTTCCAATAGGATTGGGAAGAGCATGTAAGTTTTCTAGCGTAGGTTCACCTTCAATCTGAACTATAATAAACATCTTTAGACCTACATTTTCTTTTACTATCTTCTTTCTTTTTATCAGGTACTACTTGATGCTTCCTCCTTTGTTCCCAGTAAGGATCACGA